AATTCCCGCAGCATCAGATTCATAATCATATTTATCTAAAATTCCTTGAAGCTGTTCATCTGCTTTTTTCTTTGCTTCTGCATAATCTTCAGGAGTTGTTCCCTCTATTGGTTTTGGATCTTCGTCACCTGCTAAAGCAGTGGTGACAGCAGCACCTATACCTAATTGTGTTCCTGGACTAAAACTTCTAAAGCCTGATCCCTGAATTAATTGTTCTTGTGTCTTACCTGTTTTTGCTATTTGTTCAGGTGTAAAATCTTTTGCTTCAGGTATAGGTTTATCTCCAACTAAACTCGATATCCCTCTTCCTGCTAAACTTTGTTGTGAAAATTGTTGTCCTAGTGAAAGACCTCCTGCTCCCATATCACCCATATAATTTCCATTAGCAAACATGCCTGGCATTTGACCAGCTTGGCCGAAAGCTTTTAGACCAGGTATACCCGCCATACCACCAACTTGTCCTAAAGTTCCTGCAATTGCAGCATCTCTAAACGCTCGTTTAGTAGATTTTCCTCTAAGCTTTTGTATACCGAAAGTTGCTAATGCTATTGTAACTGGATCCATAATATTTTAACTAGTTATTATGGTATTTTAACTTATATAAGGCTATTCTTCAATATCACTCAACTTTTGTAAAGTCGTCCATGAACTTACCGGTATAGTGATATTCTCCTACATGGCTTATTTCTTCGTCAATAAGAGCATGTATTTGGCCACCCATAGATGTCCATAATTTACAGAAATAGAAGTCCTCTCCTGTATAGGTTTTAGACTTAGGACTATAGTAGGAATCAAAAAAGTTATAGTAATGAGGTCTTTCAACAAGCTCACCATTTACCATAGTTTTTTGTACAATGTTAAGTTGGCTATATTCTTTTTCTAATTGCTCAAAGACACATCTTTTAATCATCATCATGCCTGTTGGTCCTTTTTCTACTTCAATATAACCATCTTTTGGTTCTATATTTTCTGGATCCTTTACCGTTACAGGATAAACATGACCCATTGTGTTAGGTAGATCATCCGGTCTTCTTTTATAATCAGTTTGAAACTTATTGTAATTTACAGTTTTCATTGGATAAGGTATTAATGAAACATCGTGCGGTGAATTGAACAATCTTAAAACAGATCTAGTACTAAAATCCATATCACTATCTATAAAAATCATTCTATCTGCATCAGAGTTCATAAAACCAGACGCACATAAGTTTCTTCCTTGAGTTACTAAAGAAGATTTCATTAATTGAAATGTTATTTTAATTTTATTTAAAATACATTCTTTTTGTAAATCTAAACAAGCTTTAGTAAAATGTATTGAAACTTCAGAGTGTACTGGTGTACACACCATTAAATGATTATTTTTGTTCTCGCTTGACAGTGAGTGCTCCTTTTAAAAAATCAGTCCAAAATCGACTTATAATTTTCCAATCATAATATCTTTGATAGTATTCTTGTTGAAATTTAAGACCCCAAGATAGATCAGTTTTTAACATTTCTTTACATTGTAAAATACATTCTTTCAATTGAATAGCTAATTTAGCTTTGTCCGATGTGTAAGGGATGTAAATAGGAAACTCAGCACATGTTTCTGGTATAGCACCGAGATCCGTGGTTATTAATAACTGACCCGCTGCTAATGACTCCATTGCTGATATACAAAATGTTTCTTCCCAAATACTAGGAAAACAATTTATATCATAATCTTTTAGCTTAGCTAACAGCTGATCATGAGGACAGTAGCCCATGTAATTTACATTAGGTAAACTCTTAGCTTTTTCATAAAGTTTTTCATAGCCTTTATCGTTTTGATTGTGGAAATTAGATCCATAAATAATTGTGCTTGAATAAACATCTAAAGTTATGTCAGGATCTTTTATTGCTTCCATAGCATTTAAAGCTACTTCTAAACCTCTCCATGGTGTAGATATGTAACACATTTTAACTTTTGGTTTAGGGGTAAAATCAGTTTTGATTTTTAACTCATCATAATCCACAGCGTTTTTTATTACTGTAGATTTATCCTCAGGAATTTTAAAAAAGTATCTGTACTTTTCAAAAGTCCAATGTGAGTTAAAAACATACCAGTCATATTTAGAATGGTTATCTTTGTTTTTAAACCAATCCTGTAAGTTTGGTTGATCGTATGAATTTTTAATCCATAATATGTTTGACTTTACTGGATCTAAGGGTATTTTTTCTGGAACAGATGTAGTTATTTGAACTGAATTTACTAAAGCTTGGTCTACATGCTTTTTTAAATAATCGAACTGAATTTCAGTTCCTCCGTATGGTTTCATTTCATGGTTTTACCAAAAACCTGTAAAGATGCAACTGTTATTTTTTGATTTATTTGTAAGTCTTCTTTTACTGTATCTGTGTTAGAATCTGCAACATCGGCATCGAACTCCTCCTTGGAAGTGTATTTTTTTTGTGTCCTTTTATTAACTACTTCTTCCTCAGCTTTAGCTGGAATAACAGGGACTTCTTCCCCATTAATAATTATAGTTTTTTGTGTCATTGTTTACGTCCTTGCCGATTGTATTTTTTATAACATCTTTTCTTACTTTTGTTAAGACTCTTAGTGTGACGCCTAGGTCTTTTTCTAGGTTTTGGTCTCTGAACAAAGTCTTTAAATTTTCTAGCCATTTTCCTGTGAACGATCAATCAAAGCATAAGTTACAATACCTGTGATCTCGTTAGCTGCTCCTGCTTGCATTGATAAAACATCACTGGCTTCTAGATTTAAAGACCCTTTGACCATATTCGCAGTTGCTTTATTTAATTCTTCGTATGCAATCTTAACTGCAGACCCACCTGATTTAGTTACTAAAGCATGAGTATCTACATTACTTGAAGTATCATGTACAGCTTGTATGCTTTTGACAATAATAGTTGCATCACTAGGGCACGTTAATACGGGTGTAACGTTAGTAGTTGTTAAATCAAATGTTTCGCTTTTATATCTTATTGTCATTGCATGAAATAATTAAATGAATCTTGTTCGTTTTTCAAGTCCTGTTGATAAGTAGTGTTTAATTGATTTTCAACAGTAGCTATAGCTTGGTTAATTTGTCTAAATCCTTCTTCAGTATATTGTTTAGGAGGTTCAGGAACATATACGTTTATCTTTGCCATTATCTTCTTCCATCCACATTTACATCTGCTCTAAATGTTCCAAATCTCCAATTTTCATTATTTTCTGTATTTTCAATTCTAAGATTTGCTAATCTTCCTCGAACTCTTGTATCCTTTTTCGATGTACTTGGAAAGATATCAAATTCAGAGGTCGTTGTTATATTAGATATTGGAAAATCTTTTGTCTTTAAAGTTACTTTTGCTTTACCTTGCAAATTTTTAAAGTCTGGTAAAAATCTACTTACTCTTAATAAATATTGTCCATCCCCCTCATTAGGTAAATCAAAATCTCCAGACTGTACAAAAGCGGCTATTGGTGTTTCTACACCATCTAGATCAATTTTATTTAATCCTACTTCTTGAGCAAAATAAGTAGTTGCGCCAAATGTATTTGTTTGTCCAAATAAATTACCAATATTTGGTGTTCCTGATGGATTAAATTCTGTTGCATAAGGTACATCATATGTGGAAGCATCTGCATAGGTGCTTCTTGGTAAACTCATTGTTGCCCAAGTATTTTCAACATAATTGTAAACAGCTGTTCTATCATTTTGAACAGATGGTTCAGTTAAAGGTTTTCCTTGAGGATAAAACCAATTTATTTCATTAAACAAAGAATTATGGGATGCGTAAATAATTTCATTAGAAGCATAGTTTACACCTAAATTATTTCCTGCAGTTGTAAATACAAAATCTTCAATTAGGGATGGTAATAATTTAACTGTACCATCAAATTTAAAAAAACCTCCTGCACTTCCCATCCAAAACACTTGACCATCCGCATAAACAGCGGCATGTTGACCAATACATCCACAATTAGAACCAACTTGTCTTATTGAAAAAGTGAATGGCGGACCTACAAATTGCATTGTGTAAGCAGCTTGATCTGTAAGAATTAAATTATAATCTTTTCCAGATACGGCAGCTACAATCTTATTACCAGTATCTAGTCTAAATGTACCTGCGGTATTAACAGATGTTGGAGCATAAACATTATAGTTTTCTTGATCACTAAATCTTATAAACATCGGATCTTGTGTTGTGCTATCTCCAATAGTTGTTTCAGTACCAAAATGTACAACATGTCTATCCCTGTCAGAAGTTATTGTAAGTCTTGATGCTGTTGGTGCTCCTGTCATTATAATTGCACGTCTTTCTAATGGATTAGATAAACCTGCATCCCAAACCCATGTTTTACCGTCTTTGATAGTTGCGATAAGCTGTTGTCCAAAATTATCTAATGACCATGAACCCGGATCCAATATAACTTCTCCAGTGGTTGTAGGATCACCCCAACCTATAAAATTTGTTATCTCAGTAACAACTGCACCATTACTATGAGCTGCAGTTGATGTTCCTTTAGCACCTCTTATAATACCTGTTAAGTCGTTCGAACTTACTCCCGTGTAAGTAATTATTTCTTGATCAACTAAAATTGTCCCACCTGTAGCAGAAAAACCTGTTGCACTTGTTAGTGTAATACTTGTTCCAGATCCTCCTGTACCATTAGTATCATTTAACAATGCACCGTTTAATGTAGTTGTTTGAGCACCTGACACGTTTCCACTCCAAGTTCCCGTACCCCAACCATAACCATATGTTTGAATAGTCGGTCCAATTTCTATATAAGGATTTATCACCCCGCTTCCAGACGCTGATGTTGTTGCAGTAGATGCAGTCGGCATAGTTATTTCGAATGTATTTGAAGTAACATTATTAATTTCGAAAGTATTTAGTGTAAAATCTGTTGAAACATATCCTGTACCTGAGGGTGGAGTAACTGAAGTAAAAGTAATATATTCATTATCAATCAATCCATGTGAAGTTTTATTAACTGTAACAGTAGTTGATGTATTTGTTGTAGTAAAAGTTGCACCAGATATTGCTGTATCTAATGGTGTAATATCATAAAAAGCGTCTTCATAATAAATATATAAAGCTTTTGATGTACCTAAGGCTGCATATTTTCTACCCTCTAAATCATTCCATGTATGTTGTGCTCTTGCAGGACCTGAGATAGTCTTTTGTCCAATAGCCGTGAAACCACCAATTTTTTCAGGTTGTCCATATCTAAATCTTACAAAGTCGCTATCAATCCACTGTCCCTCTGAACCTGAAGGTGTGTCTGATTTATTTATGCCTGGTCTAATAGAAACACTCGTTAAAGGCATACAGTCCCCTATGTTTTGATAATATAATTTAAAGCAACATAAGGTTGTAACACAGACATACTACTACCTGAAAAAGATGCCCCATGATTGTGCCCACTACCACTACCTTGATAATTAGTATAATACCTTTTTGCACCACCAGCATTTCCATCATTTCTAGTACCCGCTGTAACAAAAGAGCCTGTACCAAATTCACTATGACCACCAGCTAAGTGTCTGTGTGAAGGCATTTGCGATATAGTCAAACTATGATTATTTACTGAAACAGATCCTGAAGGAGTTCTAGTATCATTACCACCAGTTGACCCAATTGTTTTTGAATTAGATTTTCCTATAGCTACATTGTTTTCTAGATCAGGTAAATTAAATGTAGAAGCACCATCTCCTGACCCATAAGTGGTTCCTATAATTGCAAATAAAGCAGAGTAAGTAGTTCTTGAAACTGCGGAACCATCACAATCTAAAAAACCTGCAGGTGTTGAATTGCTTCCGTGAGGCATGATTGTTCCTGTTCTAACACCTGATGCTGAATATTTTGTTTCTGAATATCCTGACATTATTTATCCTTATAAGTCCAACCAACAGATGCACTTGCATAAACTAAAGTGAAGGCTGCCCCTTCAACTCCTACTGTAAGGTTTGTTGTGTTATTTAATAAATTACTACTATTTCTATCTACTGTAAGATTATTTGTATCAAATGTATATTTTGAGTCTAAAAATGTGACCTCATCTCCAACTGAAGGTGATGCTGGTAAAGTTACGGTCACAGCTGAAGACGAAGTGTCTACAAATAATTGTGCTCCCGACTGAATTGTTTCTGCCGTATTAATGGTTCTCCAAACTTTTTCTTCATGGTCTTTAACAATATCTGTTCCATTTGCATGACAAATATATTTATTACCTTGGCATAATTTAAAACCACTTTGTCCTGTTACTTTAAAAGTAAGTGTATTTCCTGAATGTGTAGTGCCATCAATCACAGAAAAATACTTATCTATACCACTTGGAAAATTGACAACTCTGTCAGTAGCAAGTGTGCCTATAAATTTTATAACCATATTTCTTGCATTTGATAAAGTACCGTTAGACATACTAAGTGTAACATCACTTGATGCTACATCTATTTCTTGAAATCCTGCTATGGATTGTTGAACTAAATTAAGGTTTGTATTAGTTTTTGTTCCCCAAGTACCGGCATTTTCACCGGTGGCCATTAGTTCGAGTTTCAAATCTGTCTGTAGAAAATGTTGAAGGCATGACTTATTATAACTCCTCTAAGCGGCTTTATCAACCTCAGTCCATTGGTTAGAAACCCCTTCATTTACATCTACCCAATTGTTAGAAACACCTTCGTTAACATCAACCCAATCATTTGAAATCGTTGGATCCGTTTCAGGATTAATTGTAGCCCATGCAGTAACTAATGGGTTATTTATAGATGTGCTCATAGTTACACCTGATAAATCAACAGGTGTATTTAAATCTACAGTGACAGTGCCTTCGTTTGTATTTAAAGATTGACCTGTTACATTTACAGTAACACTTACTATTAATTGAGAATTACCTAATGAAATACTAGAAGAATTTCCAGTTACTAAAACATTTGCATCTCCTGTAACATTCTCATCGCCTTGAGTTAAAGTTAATGGTTGACCTGTTAAATTTACATTCGAATTAGCGGTTACGTTAACATTTCCATTCTGTGATGTTAAAGATTGTCCTGTTAAGGTAATGTTTGCATCACCTGTTATGGATTCATTCCCTTGAAGCGTGACTATATTTTGTCCTGTTACTGATACATCTGCATTTGCTTGTATGGTTACTGATGCAATATTAGAGCTTAATTGAATACCTGTTAAAATTACATCTGGGTCTGTTTGCGCTTGACCTACAACACCATTTAATTGAACACCAGTAACTTGTACTGTCGGGTTTTGAATAGCTGTAATTGTGACAGCGCCTATACTAGAAGTTAAGCTAATACCTGTGACTGCAGCAGTTGCGTTCGATGAACCTGTAGCTGCAAAAGGAGCTTCTGCAAATGTAGTTATTCCAAAAGCCATCTATTACGCTCCTGGATCGATGATGTTATTGCCTTCTATTGCGGCCCATTCTTGTATTGCTTGGTAATCTGTGTTGTCTGGATCATGTGGTACAAATTTTGTAATATCATTCATTATTGCTTTGTACATATTACAATTACCTTTGTGATCATAAATTTTTTCAACTAATGTTATAATCATAATTCTGCATCCATTCTTACATATCCACCCGCTGTATCCATACTAATTACACACGCAAAACCTTTTGTTCTAGCTGATGGGTCATCTGCATTTAAAACAACTTCATTTGGAGAAGTACTTTGTGCAGTTAAACTACTAGGTGGAACATCAAAAGGTTCTAGATCAAATGTAGACAAAGCACTTAAAGTTACTGTTGGTGAAGTCCTCATTCTTATCGATAATTGTCTACCTGCAATTACTTGTGTAGTGGTATTATACGCACCTGTAAAACCATTTCCAAAAGCAACACTGCCACTGACAGTATCATTAACTACTCGAAAATATCTTAAACACCTATTTTCATTCACATCATGTGGCAAGAACTCAAAGTCGCTTGCAACTTGGCCTGCCTCTAACTGGACTCCAGTTATATAAATTATATTAGAAGTACTATCTGCAAAATTTGTAACACCCACTGCTCTATTAACACTTGTACTATAAGTGTTCCAAGAAGTAGTTAATGTTCCTGATGAAAAATCTGTTCCAGCTACATACCATAACTGTAAATCAAAACTTCTAGCATTATCATTATCTAATGTACCAGTTGTATCTCCAGCAAAAGTTATAGTTTTCTTTTCCCAAATGTTCGCAGAGGATATTGTATATGATTTTGATATTTGTCTAGTATTATCTCTATCAACTAATTCTGCAACTGCAGTACCTGTTTTTGTTGATTTAATCCAAAATGATAAAGTTAAACTTTCAGCATTAGCAGTGCCTTTTTTTAAATACTGTAAATTTTGACCTTCAAATCTTTGTTGAAAAACAATACTGCTATCTGCTGCTAAACTAGTATTTGCTGTAGTACATTGTAACTTTGAAGATTTTGCAAATCCTTGACCAGTAGGTACATCTGTATCTTGTGATACTGTCCAAGTTCCAGCAGTTACAGGTATAAATATATTTCTATCTGTAACAAAAGTTGATGCAGTAACCCCACTTTCAGAAGTTCCACGTTGCGCTATATCCATTCCGCCATTAATTATTATATTCCTAAAATTAACGCCTCTTTGATCTGCGATTGCTGGGTTACCTATTCTTGTTATCGCCATTATGCTCCTATCAACGCTTTAATTTCTGCGTCGTCCAATCCTAAATCTTTTAGCTTCTGTTTACCAGAGGCTTTTTTAGTTT